AGCCTTTTATTACGCATCAATCTATATGCGAAAAATAGAGGTAAGAGAAGCCGCTAGAGATGCCGTAATAAAGGAGCTGTTTGAAAAGATACTAGCTGTTGACGCAACAACGCAACAGAAAGAAGAAGCAAAGATGATGATTAAGGGGTTAATGAACAGGCGGGATAGATGACACCTGAGCAGCAAAAGCTATCTGATCAGCTCACTAAGCTACAGCGTCAAATTGTGATTAACTTAGTGTCTGGGAAGATGAGCCAGAGAGAGGCTTATATTGCTGCAGGCGGGAAAGGTAAAACAGAAAATACCCAAGATGCGTCAGTTAGCGAGATCTTAAGCAATCCCAAGGTTAAAGGATTTTATGATTCACTTGTTGCTGAGGCAGTATCAGACGCCGTAATGACGCGCCAGGAAGCCCTAGAGACGCTTTCCAACATCGCGAGGACTACGGTTAAGGATGTAGTGAGGTTCAGCAAGCATGAGGCGGGAGAAGAAGATGGTGAGCCTGTATACCAGACTTCTTGGGAATTACTTGACGGGGATGAAGTTGGAGAGGCTCATGTGGGAGCAATATCAGAGCTTACCGCTGGGCGTGATGGGTTTAAGTTCAAGCTTCACAGCCAAGTCCAGGCGATTAAGCAAATAGGTGAGATGGAAGGCTGGGAAGCACCCAAAAAAGTAGCACCATGCACACCAGATGGTAAAGCGCTGGTTTTGAATTTTATTCCTGTTGGTAAAAAGCAAGGTTAGTTACATTGCCTGAAATCAACATCGAATATGTGGATAAACTGCATCCCATATTCACCAAGCCAAAACGAATAAAGATTATCGTAGGTGGCCGTGGCTCTACTAAATCAACAGGGGTTTCTGATCTTGTAGCTACCAGAGTAATGCAGGGTGATTTGTGGTGTTGTGCGCGTGAACACCAGAATTCCATTGAAGAATCAGTACACAGAACCATCCTGGATGAAATAACCCGGCTAAAGCTGCCCGGGTTTGAAGATACCAAGACAAGCATTAAACATGAATCATCTGGTGGCCGCATATTTTACCGTGGCTTGGCCAGGAACATCACATCAATCAAATCAACCCTATCGGGTATTGATGGCCTCTGGATTGAAGAGGGCGAGGATTTATCCGACAACACGCTCAGAGTTTTAACCGCCTCAGTTCGTCTAAATGCCACAGAAACACAGCAAGCAATAGCTGGTGAAGTGGTAAAAATGCCGGAAATCATTATCACAATGAACCGGGGGACCAGGACCGGTGCCGTGGCCAAGAAATGGCTGGCCAGAGCAGAACCAGATCTTGAGAGGCATGGATACTATGAAGATGATCTAGTGATGATTGTCGAAATGAACTACCCAGACATGCCTGAAGAGTGGTTCAAGCTGTCGGGTCTTGAGGAAGAACGGCTTGATGATCTGGATAAAATGACCGCGGCAGAATATGACCATAAGTGGCGTGGAAAGTACCTAGAGACTGTAGAAAACGCCATTATCAAGCCTGAATGGGTGGATGCCGCAAAAGATGCGCACAAAATACCGCGCCTGGCCAACGTATTCAGACCATATGGTGCAAAGATAGCTGCCCATGATCCAAGTGACACTGGCAGAGATTCCAAGGGCTATGCCTTGCGCCATGGGTCTATTATCAAGCGAGTATGTGAAAAGCTTGATGGTGAAATTGATGATGGGTGCACATGGGCGATAAATCTTGCTAAAGATGATGGCGCCGACTGGTTCGTCTGGGATGGTGACGGCATGGGTACCGGGCTAAAGTACCAGGTATCTGAGGAACTGAAGGCAACAAAGATTCAATATCACATGTTCAAGGGTTCTCTTTCTGGATCCGCTCAGGACAATGCGGAACAGATCTACCAGCCAATCGACAAAGAAACCCAATCAACCAAAGCTACCTACGCGGATACCTTCAAGAACAATAGAGCACAATATTACAAGAATTTAGCAGATAGGCTATATAATACCTATCGATGTGTGGTAAAAGGCGAGTATATAGACCCTGATGACATGATCAGTTTTGATTCTGATGGCATAGATCACTGGGAATCATTTAGAGCGCAATTATGTAGAATTCCAAAAAAGAAAAACCCTGGCGGCTTGTATCAGATCATGAGCAAAGATGAAATGATGGCCAATGGCATTGAATCACCAAATGAGGCTGATAGCGTCATGCAAACTATGTTTATTCCAAAGACAGTAATAGAGAAGCCAAAAGCCAACCCAATTCCAACGGTCAACAAATGGGCAACAAAGAGATAGATAATCATGGCTTTAAGTGAAGATAAACTTTCCAAAATACATGCAGATGCCCGTATTGAGTTCAATGCTATTCAGTCAGCCCAAAAAGATGAACGACAACAGTGTCTGGATGATCGTAGGTTCTACAGTATTGCCGGGGCCCAATGGGAAGGAAAGCTTGGCGAGCAGTTCGAGAATAAGCCAAAATTTGAAGTAAACAAGATTCATCTGGCAGTAATCCGCATCATCAATGAGTACCGAAACAACCGAATAACTGTTGATTTTATTTCAAAGGATGGCGCTAAAGATGATGAACTGGCAGATGTGTGTGATGGGCTGTATAGGGCAGATGAACTGGATAGTTCAGCTGATGAAGCCTATGACAATGCATTTGAAGAAGGCGTTGGCGGTGGTTTCGGTGCTTGGCGCTTGCGCGCTGAATATGAAGATGAAGACGACGACGAGAACGAACAACAGCGCATTAGGATTGAGCCAATTTATGATGCTGATTCGTGCGTTTTCTTTGATCTGGGTGCTAAACGTCAAGATAAATCAGATGCTAAGAAGTGCTATGTGCTTTCTTCTATGTCAGTTGATGCTTACATTGAAGAATATGATGATGATCCAACCAGCTGGCCAAAAGAGGTAGATAGCACCGAGTTTGACTGGTCAACGCCTGATGTTGTTTACACAGCTGAGTTGTATTGTGTAGAGCGTAATAAAGAAACGGTCCATATCTACAAAACCCTGGACGGTGAAGAGTTAAGATACACCGATTCAGACTTTAAAAATGACGATGAATTATTGCCAATGCTGGAGGCTACAGCGGCAAAGAAACTCAGAGAGAAGAAGGTAACCCGGCAGCGGGTGCATAAATACATCATGTCAGGCGGTGGAATTCTGGAAGATTGTGGCTATGTTGCTGGAAAATACATTCCAATCATCCCGTATTATGGAAAGCGCTGGTTTGTCGATAATGTTGAGCGGTGCATGGGGCATGTCAGGTTGGCCAAGGATGTTCAAAGACTCAAGAACATGCAGCTATCTAAGCTTGGTGAGATAAGCGGCCAATCAACAATAGAGAAACCAATCCTTTCTCCGGAGCAGATAGCAGGTCATGAAAATATGTGGGCAGAGGATAATATAAAAGATTATCCATATCTCCTGATAAACCCAACAACTGATGCAAATGATAACCCCGTTGCAATTGCGCCAACTGCATACACTAAGCCCCCGCAGATACCCCCGGCACTGGCCGCACTGCTGCAAATCACAGAGCAAGACATTTCTGATTTACTTGGTAACCAGCAGGCCGGTGAAGAGATCACCTCAAATATCAGCAGTGAGACAGTAGAGCTAATCCAAACACGCCTGGATATGCAGACGTTTATCTATATGTCCAATATGGCAAAGGCTGTAAAACGGTCTGGTGAAGTGTGGCTGGAAATGGCCAGAGATTTACTGGTTGAACGTAACCGCAAAATGAAGGTGGTAGGGAAGCAGGGGGAAATTGACAATATTATTCTTGGAGAACCAAAGCTTGCAGATGATGGCAGCACTGAATACTCAAATGATTTAACCAAAGCAAGGCATGATGTGACGGCCAGCGTTGGCCCATCCTCAAGCAGCAAGCGTTCTGCAACTGTTCGCGCATTGACTGGAATGATGCGCATTACAACAGATCCTGAGACAGCTCAAGTGCTTAGTTCCATGGTCATGATGAACATGGAGGGTGAAGGCATTGAGGATGTTCGCGATTTCTTCCGCCAGAAGCTCATCAAGATGGGCGTCGTCAAACCTACCAAGCAGGAAGCTGCTGATCTTATGGAGGCGCTGCAGAACCAGCCTAAAGATCCAAATGCTGAATATCTGGAAGCTGCAGCGGGAGCAGAAGAGGCTAGGGCAGCAAAAGCCAGAGCCGATTCTGTACTAGCCCTTGCTAAATCTGAAGAGACTCAAGCAAAGACAATGGAAACATTAGCCGGCATTGATAGAGATGATCAAGAGGCCGTGTTGAAATTAGCAGAAGCGCTGCGAGATGCAGTGCAACCGGAACCCGCCCAGCCGGTACAACAGGGTGAGAATGTAAGCGAGGAACTGTAATGGATCCAGAAACAGAAGAGCAAACTGAAGAAGTTGTTGTTGAGCAGGAAACTGAAGAAGAGAGTGCTGAAACCAGTGAACTTGATGAAGATCAAGAAACTGGTGCTGTTGATGATAGCGATAAAGGTGGTGATGAATCTGAAGTAAAGCCAGATGAAGAGACTGAGCAGGAAGATGATGCTGAAGAAGATGATTCTGTTGTTGTCTCTATTGGTGATGAGGAACCAGCCCGGGATGATGATGAGATAAATAAAGCTCCGCAGTGGGTAAAGGATCTCAGAAAGGAAGCCAAACAGATTAAAAAGGAAAATAGGGAGCTTAAGGCGAGGTTAGAGTCTTCTGGCGATAAAAATGCAGCATCAGTGCGGCTTGGCGAAAAACCAACGCTTGAAAGCTGCGACTATGACTCTGAGAAGTTCGAGTCCGACTTAACAGCTTGGCACGACAGAAAACGTGAAGCAGATGCCCAGGCCAAAAAATCTGAAGAGGAACAAGAGCAGCAGTCTAAGGCCTGGCAAACAACGCTAGAAACGCACAACACCAAGAAAGCAGAGCTCAAGGTGCCTGATTATGAAGAAGCTGAAGAGGCAATTCATGAATCATTATCACTTACTCAGCAGGTCATGATTATCTCGGGTGCTGATAATTCAGCGCTAGTTTTCTATGCACTTGGCAGGAATCCAGCTAAGCTGAAAGAAATCTCATCAATTAAAGACCCCGTCAAATATGCTTTTGCGGTGGCAAAGTTGGAGACTCAATTAAAAGTGACTAAACGCAAAGCAGCAACCAAGCCAGAAAAGAAAGCGGCTGGCAATGGTGGTGGTTCCAGTGCAGTTGATTCAACGCTTGATAAATTGCGTGCAGAAGCTGCAAAAACCGGTGATTTCACAAAAGTTATAGCCTATAAGGAGAAGAAACGGGGGTAAAAATCGTTTTTTGTTGTAATTGTGCAATAATAGTACTTAGGAATCGCCCACCTACGGGCAGAGCAGCAATGTAGCGGCCAACCAGCTCCTAAGTGGTTGAGTAAAACGGTAACAAACCAATTTATTCAACTGCCTAGGAGTTTTAATATGTCCAACTCATTTTCAAAAGAAGAACAAGTTGCCTTTGAGGATATCCTTGAAGGCTTCAACGATGCACTTGTTCTATCTCGTAATGTATCGAAGTATTCAACAGATCAAGCCGGAATGGAGCGTGCAAACGATATCATCTGGCGCCCACAGCCATACATTGCACAAACCTTTGATGGCACTGATCAGACCGCCAATTTCCAGGATATGACTCAGTTGTCAGTTCCTGCCACTATTGGTTTCAGTAAGTCAGCACCTTGGATCATGACAGCAAAAGAACTGCGTGATGCTCTACAGGAAGGGCGGCTTGGTAATGCTGCCAAACAAAAGCTGGCATCAGATGTGAACGTAGCAGTAATGAATGTTGCAGCCAACCAGGGCACACTGTTTGTGAAACGCTCAGCCGCTGCTGCAGGTTTTGCTGATTTGGCAGAGTGTGAAGCGATATTCAATGAACAGGGTGTGAACCAGTTTGAACGGTATTCAGCACTTAGTACCCGCGATTACAACAGCATGGCAAGCAACCTTGCAGCCGGTAATGTGATGCAAAACAAGGCTATCAAAGCCTATGAAAAAGCTTACGTCGGCCAGGTTGCATCATTTGAAACTTACAAACTGGATTATGCCAATAGATTGGCGGCGGCTGCTGGTGGTGGTGCTCTTACCATTGATACCAGGGATGCTGCTGTCAATTATTACACGCCAGTTGCAACCCGAACCGCTGCCACTGGTGAGGTAAGCAATGTAGACAATCGGTATCAGACTATCACTATTTCATCCACTACCAATGTGGCTGCCGGTGATGCTTTCACTGTTGCCGATTTGAATGCTGCTCATCACATCACCAAGGGCGATACAGGCCAGCTGAAAACCTTCCGTGTTATCTCTGTTGATTCTGCAACCACAATGACCATCAGCCCCCCAATGATCACAAACCAGGGCGGTACAGATGCAGAGGCTCAGTATCAGAACTGTGTAATCAATACAAAGGCCTCAAACTCTGCCATTGTATTCCTGAACACAGTGGAGGGTCCGATCAACCCATTTTGGCAGAAAGATGCAATTGAAATCCTGCCAGGGAACTATGAGGTTCCAACGAATGCAGGTGTCGACGTAATGCGTGCAACAACCGAACAAGGGATTGAAATGGTGTGGCAGAAGTTCTACGACATCAACAATATGAAGATCAAGTATCGCTGTGACATCCTCTTTGGCGTTGTGAACAAGCAGCCTGAAATGTCGGGCATTATGATGTTCAGCCAAACTTAAGCGCTTGCTTAACTAACGAATCGATTTAACAGAGGAAATTTATTATGGCCGATCAAAAAATGGTACACCCACGAGGTGACCAGGAATTTACAATCACCAGTGGTGATTCAATTACCCTGAAAGTGGTGGGGCAAAGCTCAGTGCGCGTAATGCGGCAGGTAGGGTATCCAAACTTGCCAAGCACTTGGGATCAGGTTACACGCATTGAAGGCACAGGAACAACTACGCTTGGGCCTTATACCTCCAATCTGAAGTTCAGGATTGAAGCTGGCGCAGAGCCTGTGTATTACTCATACGGCGCCACTATGGAATCTGGTGCGCTGGAAGATCCACTGCAGCAGCCTTGGTTCCCAGATCAGAAAGTCGGCAATATCATTGAGTATCATGAAGACTTTCTGGATGCTGGTACACTGCCTGCCGATCCAACCACTGATACCATTGACTGGGAGTTCTCAGTCACAGAAGCCGGTGCTGGTGATGCAGTTATTGCTCTACTTGACCAGCAAGGCGGTGTAGTACGCATCAGCAATGATGCTGCTGATGGTGATCATGTTGTAGCTGCTAAGAATGGTGAGGCTTTTAAGTTCGTAGCTGGCAAGAAGACCTGGTTTCGTGCCAAATGGGGTGTCAATGATGCTGATGATGTTGATGCTTTTATTGGGCTAGTGATTCAGACAGCAACCGATCCAGTAGGCACGGCTCCAACTGATGGTGTTTTCTTCCGCATTCAGGAAGCAGATGCTACTTTGGATCTGGTTGTTACTAAGGACTCAACAGCAACTGTAACCGATCTTGGTACTGATCTTGCGGATGATACCTTGATTGACACTGCGTTCTACTACAACGGCGTTGATTCTATCGAAGTGTATATTGACGATGCATGGATTGCTTCTGTTGCAGTGACGAACCTACCAGATGATGAGGAATTGTCAGTGTACTTCGCCATCGAGAACGGTGCGGCTGCTATTGACTATATGGATATTGACTTCATCTATGCCGCTCAAGAGCGGTAAAGGCGCACAGGGGCCGGGTAACACCGGCCCTTTTGATTTAATCCATAATGGGCAGCGTTACAAATATTGAAGAAGCCAGGCCACATATTAGTGGCGATGCCTTATGTTTGCAGTGTGGGCATAAATGGCATGCGGTTGCCCCAATTGGAACAGTAGAGCTTGAATGTTCTGAATGTAAAACCTGGAAAGGGGCATTTGAGGGTTTTACAGCACCAGACACAGTATGGGAGTGTAATTGTGGAAACCAGCATTTCTATATAGACCCTGATGGTGCTATGTGTGCAAAGTGTGGGTTAATACACAATGATTTTTAACTTTTAGAAAGAGGCAAAACTCTATGGAATTCCCAAGGCTTGTATATAGATCACCATCTGATCACGCGCTGGCAGAGGATGATAATCAGTTTGTAAAGCATTTGCTTGATGGATGGTTTGCTTCTGTACCAGAGGCCGCAGACGGTCACCACAGCGAAGAGACAGAGCAGTTGATGATTGAGTGCGATGATTTAAACGAAGATGATGCACCCACCAGAGAGGAGATGGCAGCCAAAGCAAAAGAGCTAGGCATCAATTTTGATGGGCGAATATCTAATCAAAAGCTATTCAACCTGATTGCCGCAGAGATTGAAAAGAGCAAGTCATGAGCTGGACAAAGCGGCAATTTATTGAAGAAGCGTTTGGAGAGATTGGGCTTGCTGCTTATGTCTATGATTTACAGCCCGATCAATTAGAGTCAGCTCTTCGCCGCTTGGATTCCATGATGGCTATGTGGAATGGAAAAGGTATCCGAATTGGTTATCCGCTGCCATCTTCCCCTGAAGATAGTGATCTGGACGAAGAAACAAGCGTTCCTGATGATGCTAATGAAACAATTTATTCTAACTTGGCCATAAGAATTGCCCCTGGCTTTGGGAAGACCGTATCGAGTGACACAAAGATAACGGCTAAGGACGGATATAGGGGGCTTATTCAGAAATCAACCAAACCAATTGAAAGGCAATTGCCAGGAACAATGCCAAGAGGCGCTGGTAACAAACCTTGGCGCAACACTAATAATGAATTTCTTGATGATCCAGTTGATCCTTTGACAGCCGGTGACGATAGCACTTTGGATTTTACATAAGGTAAAACTATGGTAGACATTAATAAATTATCCGCTGTTGATACCCTGGCCGCTGGTGATCAGCTGCCGGTTTGGGATACAAGCAACGGAGATACACGTAGGGCCTCTTTAACAACGCTTACTGAATACATCCAGGCAAACATCACAGCTGTTGATTCTTTCATTACTCAGTATTCTGCACCTTCCGCTACTGGGTTTAGTGTTCAAGTTAATGATGACAACGATAGTGTTTGGCTGGTGCTAACCCCAGTAGCTGGATATGCCGCAGGAACACTGGTTCTTCCAGCAGTCGCAAAATGCGTGCTAGGACAAGAGGTATTGGTAAATTGCACCCAGGCTGTTACAACTCTCACTATTGATGGAAATGGGGCAACAGTTACTGGTGAACCTTCTGCATTATCCGCCAATGACTTCTTTAGACTTAGGTTTGATGATGTCACTGATACTTGGTACAGAGTGGGGTAATCATGTCAGAAGACACATCATTCCACCCGAAATATGGCAGCGGGCAAACTGTCTCACCAGCTGTATCTGCAGTATCTGTGTCAATTGATCCAGACAAGAACTCGACGTCAGTATGCCTAACTAATTTAGGATCCAACGTGTGCTACATACGCATAGGCACAGGAACCATTGAAGCAACCACCGCTGATTATCCAATACCGGCCGGGCAACAGATAGCAGTTTCTAAGGCTGGTGGCGATAACGTGTTGAGCCATATATCAGCAGATGGAACAACCTTGCATATCATCCCAGGGGAGGGCTTCTGATGTTCCAATGGTTAATGAAAAAACCACCTGAAGAGCCGCCAAAGCTTGAGATGCAAGGGCAGCCTATTCATATGAATCTAACTCCGCTTGACATGAATGTGATCAAGAGACATTTAGCTCGTATCATCAGATGCATGGACAACATCAAGCGTGAAGACCTCAAGAAGATCCCCAACCAGGTCAAAGTTGCAGAGTTGAAGCGTGAGATCAACCGTCGTAGGAAGCTGATGGATGCTGTTGAACGTCCTGTACCTCATGCTTATGACGATATTGTTCAAATGCTTAATGATATGGGCGGTGTGTAATGGCTACTTGGACACTGGCGGACAACGGACGACTGAGGCAACTCAACGGTGGCGGACTTGATTTCGATACACCCGGTGGTAATGGGTTCAAGATTGCTCTTGTAACATCTGCCTACACACCAAACCAAAATACACATGATTTCTGGGATGATGCTTCAGCCAATGAGGTGAGTGGAACGGGTTACACAGCAGGCGGAAATGTTCTTAATAACCCATCTGTGTCTATGGATGGATCCGGAAACATCACCATCGATGGTGATGACCCGGCTACATGGGCGCAGGATGCTGCTGGCTTCACAAACGCACGTAGGGCTGTGTTAATCAGAGACACTGGGGTTGCTGCTACATCTGAGATCGTTGCTTATTCAGATGACTTCGGTGCCGACAGAGGTAATGTAGCTGGTCCATATTCAATCCAGCTTGATGCCGCTGGCATTATCACGAGTGCACGATAATGTACGGTGAAGCAATAAAAGAGGAAACCACCACCACAGGCACAGGTGATTTAACTGTAGCGGGTGC